CTTATGTAGGTGGATATAAACAAATCACAGCAACAGGTAACGTATCACCTATCGGTTGTAAGCTATTGGGTATTCTAGTGTCATCATCATCAAGCGGCACAGTAACTATTTATGATTCAGCTACGACTACAACATCTACTAAAGTAGTAGACACAGTAACATTGACTGCTGGCACATGGCTTCCTATGCCTATTGGCTTTGCTTCAGGAGTTTACATTGTTGTTGGTGGCACATTGAGTGCAACAGTAGTTTACGCTTAAGGATAACTCATGGCTAAAGTATCAGAGGTGACATCAGAGGTACAAGAGTACCTTGACATGTTTAGCCAATACGACAAAGAGTTTGCTAAATGGGAAGGTCGTGTTGAGAAGATTCTCAAGCGCTACCGTGATGACCGTACAACTACAACGGCTCAATCTCATTACAATATCTTGTGGGCTAACGTACAAACACTTAAAGCTGCTACTTTTAGCCGTATGCCACGTCCTGACGTATCACGTAGGTTCAAGGACAATGACTCTGTAGCTCGTGTAGCTGCTATGTTATTGGAACGTGCATTAGACTTTGAGATTACACATTCAGAGGACTTCCAACACGCATTGACTGCTTGCGTCTATGACCGCTTCTTGGGTGGTCGTGGTACAACATGGATTCGTTACGAGCCTGTGATTGAATCGCAACAGTTCCAAGTGTCAGAAGATGACGAAGCTACAGAATCTGAAGGTGAGTACCTAGACATCGAGCAAGCACCTGTTGATTACGTGCATTGGCGTGACTTTGGTCATAGCTATGGTCGTACATGGCCTGACATAAACTGTGTATGGCGTAGAGTCTACATGGACCGTGATGCTTTGAAAGAGCGTTTTCCTGAAGACCAATTTGACATGCTATGGAAACAGATTCCATTAGATGCATCACCTGACGAACCTCGTACAAAGATGACAGAAGGCACGGTAAAACAAGCCCTCATCTATGAAGTATGGTGTCGTGATAAGAAGTGCGTATATTGGATTAGCAAGTCAATGGGTAAAATCCTTGACAAGCGTGATGACCCTTTACAATTAGAGGAGTTTTTTCCATGCCCAGAACCTATTTACTCTACATTGACTAATGAGTCATTAGTTCCTGTACCTGACTTCACGCTATATCAAGACCAAGCTAACGAATTAGACACGCTTGCTGACCGTATTAAGGGTCTAGTAGACGCAATGAAGGTTCGTGGCTTCTATGACGCTGCAAATGCTGACCTAGGCCGTTTATTTACTGAAGGTGATAACAATACGCTTATCCCTGTTAAGAACTATGCTGCGTTCGCTGAAAAAGGTGGCATTGGTGGTTCAGTTCAGTTCGTAGACTTACAACCTATTGCTGCTGCACTTAACATGGCTTATCAAGCGATGGGTCAAGTTAAGCAACAAATTTACGATATTACAGGTATCTCTGACATTATTCGTGGTGCATCTGTAGCTTCTGAAACAGCTACTGCTCAACAGATTAAAGGTCAATACGCTACATTACGTTTAAAGACATACCAAGACGAAGTAGCTCGCTTTGCTTCACAAATCTTGCGTATTAAAGCGCAAATTATTTGCCAACACTTCCAACCAGAAACAATCTACAAGATTGGTGGCGGTTCATTGTTAAGTCCAACTGACCAAGCAATGATTCCTCAAGCAATGGCATTGTTAAAAGACAATCCTATGCGTACATTCCGTGTAGAAGTTGCTACTGATTCAATGTTGTATGCTGATGAACAACAAGAAAAAGCTGACCGTGTAGAGTTTATGCAATCTACAAGCGCTTTCATCGAAAAAGCTATTCAAGGCGCTCAACAAGTTCCAGAATTAACACCATTATTGATGGACTTATTGAAGTTTGGCGTTCAAGGTTTCCGGGTTGGTCGTACACTTGAAGGCGAGTTTGATACTTTTGCTGATGCAGAGAAAGAAAAGCAAGCACAAGCGCAAGCAAATCCTCAACCTAAACCTCCAACCCCTGAAATGATGAGAGCGCAAGCTGAAGCTCAAAAAATGCAGATGGAAGCTCAACTTGAGCAAATGCGTATGCAACTTGAGAATCAGAAACTTGAGTTTGATAAGTGGAAAACACAGCTCGATAACGATACTAAAGTCGTTGTGGCTGAAATTGCAGCTAAAACTGACCTACACCTTAAGTCACTTGATATTAATGCGTCTAAAGAGCAGGAAACGCTTACAGAAGTCACCCCTGATGGCATTGAACAACCAACTTCTGCATTATCAGGCTTGGTCGAGGCAATTAATCAGAACTTGGGCATGATGGTCGCTACTCAAGCACAGCACAATCAAGACTTAATGATGCAACAACAAGCTGCACATCAAAACTTGGTACAGCAATTAACTAAACCGAAGCAAGTAGTTCGTGGAGCTGACGGAAAAATTATCGGAGTTCAATAATGGCATTAGTTCTAGCAGATAGAGTATTAGAAACGACTCCTGTCGCTGGTACAGGTGATGCAAACTTAAGTGGTGCTGTAATAGGCTATCAACCATTCTCAACAATTGGTGGTGGCAATACAACTTACTACACAATCGTAGCGATTGATGACCAAGGTGCGCCTACAGGTGATTGGGAAGTAGGTATTGGTACTTATGTCACGGCAGGTAATAAGTTAACTCGTGATACTGTACTGTCATCATCTAATGGTGGCGCTAAAGTTTACTTTGCATCAGGTACAAAGCAAATCTTCCTAGACTTACCATCTGAAGAAGTAACTAATGGTAATGTAGTTGGTCCAGCTTTTGCTGTTGCTAATAACTTTGCGTCATTCAACATGACAACAGGTAAGTTGATTAAAGATAGTGGCTATAACGCTTCTAGCTTTGCGACTGCTGCTCAAGGTGCTAAAGCTGATACTGCTGTGCAACCAGGCTCATTAGGTTCTGCTGCTTACTTAACTGCTGGTGCTGCTAACGGTGTTGCTACGCTTGACTCAAGCGCTAAAGTGCCTATCAGTCAGTTACCTGCTGCTGTATTAGGCGCATTAAGCTATCAAGGCACATGGAACGCATCAACCAACACACCTACATTGGTGTCTAGTGCTGGCACAAAAGGCTATTATTACGTTGTTAGCGTGGCTGGTACAACTAACCTTAATGGCATTACTGATTGGCAAATTGGTGACTGGGCTGTTTATGATGGCTCTGTATGGGAAAAGGTAGACAATACTGACCTTGTAACATCTGTAAATGGTAAAACAGGCGCTGTTGTACTAACGTATAGTGACGTTGGCGCTCAACCTGCTGGCACTTATGTAACTTCTGTAAGTGCTACAAGCCCTGTGACATCTACAGGCGGTACAACACCAACGATTGCTATGCCTGCTGCTACGACAAGCGTATCAGGATACCTCACCAGCACAGACTGGAATACCTTTAATGGTAAGGGGTCAGGTTCTGTTACTTCAGTATCAGGCACAGGCACAGTATCAGGTATTAGCTTAAGCGGTACAGTAACAACTACAGGCTCATTGACACTTGGTGGCACATTAGACTTATCTAGCCCTCCTGTTATTGGTGGCACTACACCTAATACGATTACAGGCACTACAATCAATGCCAATACTAAATTCGTTGCTCCTGACTATTATGCTCAATCAATATTGGGTGGCAATTTACGTACATCAGGCGGCACAAGCTTACTCAATTGGGATGGCGGTGGAAGTGGCAATGTAACTGTCAATGGCGGTTTATTAGCTAATTCTGCTAACAAGAACGTAAGCCTTGCACCTACAGGTTCAGGCACAGTAACAATTAATCCTGCTACTGTTGGTACGTTTAATAACATGGTTATTGGTGGTACAACACCTTTAGCTGGCACGTTTACTAGCTTAACTGCAACAGGCACAACAACATTAGCCACATCACTAACAGGTTTAGCTAAACTAACATCAGGTGTCGTGTCTACTGCAACAAGCGGCACAGACTACGCTCCTGCAACATCAGGCACATCTATTCTTTATGGTAATGGCGCGGGTGGTTTTAGCAATGTAACAATTGGTAGTGGTGTTTCATTTGCTGGCGGTACGCTATCAGCAACAGGTTCAGGTGGTACAGTTACAAGTGTAACAGGTACAGCTCCTGTCGTGTCTAGTGGTGGTACAACTCCTGCTATCTCTATGGCAGCAGCTACAAGCTCTGTTAATGGATATTTGACTAGTACAGATTGGACTACGTTTAACAACAAACAAGCAACTCTTGTTAGTGGCACAAATATTAAAACAGTCAATAGCACATCATTGCTTGGCTCTGGTGATGTAAGCGTTGGTGTAACATCTGTTACAGGTACTGCACCTGTAGTTTCATCAGGCGGTGCTACACCTGCAATTAGTATGGCTGCTGCTACAACATCAGTAAGCGGATATTTAACATCAACTGATTGGACTACATTTAATAATAAAGTATCTAGCCAATGGACTACTACAGGCTCTACTATTTATTATAGCGGTGGAAGTGTTGGAGTAAACACATCTACAGTTGCAGCAAATTGTAAATTAGCAGTAAATGGCAATCCTCCAACGGCAGGTGCAATTAGTTCTGTAGCAAGTTCAACAGGTGGTTATTCGTTAGCTTTATCTGACAATTCAAGTTCTAGTCTATATGTAAGTCATCCTGCTGGCGCTTTATCAAGATTTAGTACAGACGGTAGCGGACAAATATCATTTGCTACTAATGGAACAACAGAAGCAATGCGTATTGATGCTAGTCAAAACGTAGGGATTGGTACAAGTAGCCCTGCTGTTAAATTAGATGTTGCAAGTGCAACTCCTGCTACAGTAGTTAGATTTTCTGCTGGCAACACCACATTGCAATCATATATTGATAACTCTGTTGGTGGTTCTTATTTAGCTGCTGGGCAAGTAAGTGGAACATCGCCAACATATATGGCGTTTCAAACGCAACCTTCAGGCGGTTCTTTAACAGAACGTATGCGTATTACATCTAGCGGTGGAATATCATTTGGTTCATCAGGAACAGCATACGGAACATCTGGTCAGTTATTACAATCAAATGGAAATGCTGCCCCATCATGGGTAACAATTTCAGCGCCTCAAGTAACTGTTTACACATCAGGTAGTGGTACTTATACAGTTCCTTCTGGTGCTAAATATATAACTGTTGAAATGATAGGCGGTGGTGGTGGCGGTGGTGGTGGCGGAACTCC